TTGAAGAAATAGATCAAGCAAAAGAAGTAGGTCAGTTTACACAAGACGAGCCAGCACAAGTAGATCAAGAAGTAGAACAAGAACAGATATAATGAATGTCCGATATAGTCAAAGATGCTACACTTTATAGAATTAAGCAGATAGAACTTGCTGAGGCAGAATATTATAAATCATTAATTAAAACTTTAGACAGAATAGAACGAGAAGTAGTTGCAGTTGCTTCAAGATTACCTTTAACAGATGGAAAGTTAATTGAACTACAGTCAGCTATAGCAATTAGACCACAAATAAAATCTATCTTAGAAAAAGAATATCTTAAATGGTCAGATACAGTTGTTAGAGAGGGTTTTAATAAACAAGCTAAAAGAGTTAATAAATCATTTAAAGCTATATTAGAAAAAGCTAGAATAAGAAATAAATTATCAGCAGAAGATTTGGCTAAATTTTCAGAACTTACTAAAGGAGATTTAGCATTAGTTAAAAACTTAAAACAACAATATTTTACGCAATTTAAAGATGTATCTAATACATTTACTAGAAGATTGTCAGAAAAGGTTTATCAGAATACATTAGTGGGTAGTGAGTTTGCAATATTAGAAAAGGAATTAAGACAAACAATCAATGGTATTTATGCAAGTGCAGATGACCCAGAAGCACAATCTTTAATAGAATATATAAATGAAAATAAGTTCGATAAATCAAAAAAAACAATAGTAGAACAAAAAATACAGCTTTTACAGTCAAAATTTGCTAGAGATCGTGCTGGTGAAAACATGAAAAGATATGCTGGTCAAATACTTAATGATTCATTAAGGGATTTTGATGCAACCCTTAATTTTAATAAATCAAATGATGCTGGCTTAACTTATGTTAAATATTATGGAGATGTAATACCTACCACTAGAGAGCATTGCAGAAAGATAATTAATGGGGTATATGATAAGAGGAAAAGTGGACTTTTCACAATTGATGAAGTCAATTCACTTTGGACAAGTAGAAGTTGGAAAGGCAAGAAGTCTGGAAATCCTTTAGTTGTTCGTGGTGGTTATAATTGTCGTCATCAATGGTCTTATGTCAATCCTGATTGGTATGACACTAAAGGCGAACTAATAATATAACAATAGGAGAAACAATGTCCGAAGAAAAAACAAATGTTGCACCAGAAGTAGCAACTGAAACTAAAGAAGAAGTAAAAGTAGAAGAAACAAAACAAAATACTTTTACGCAAGAACAATTAGACAATATAATTAAAACAAGACTTGAAGCTGAAAAATCTAAATACGAAAAGAAACTTCAAGAAGAAGAAAAACAAAAACAAGAAATCTTAAAACAAGAACAGCTTAAAGAAGCCAAAACTAAGCAAGATTTAGAAAAGATAATGCAAGAAAGATTATCTGAAAAAGAAAAAGAATTGCTTAATTATAAAACTCAAATTAAAAAAGAAAAAGTAGATAATTCAATACTATCTATTGCTAATAGAGAAAAATCTATTAACGCACAGCAAGTAGTGTCTTTATTAAAAAATGAAGTTAGATACACAGATGATGGTCGTATAGAAGTAGTTGATAATAATTCTAATGTACGATATAACGCAAATGGAGAACTACTTAGCATTGAAGATCGTGTTAAAGAGTTTTTAGATAGCAACCCACATTTCCGTCAAGGGTCATTGTCAGGTTCAGGAAGCCAGAGTGCTATTGGTGGTCAAACTGTTAAACCTTTTAAACTACAGGACTTAGACTTAACAAAGCCAGAAGATCGTAAAGCCTATGCAGAATATAGGAAGAAACGAGATTCAGGTGCTGTTGAGATTAAATTAAACAATTAAACTTAATAGGTAATTAAAATGGCAAACGAAAGTACAAGTTCTACACTATCAGAACTATATACAGAGATAGTTGCAGAAGCACAATTCGTAGCTTCTGAAAAATCCATTATGAGAAACTTAGTTAAAAACTATGCTATCTCAGGTGGTGGTAAAGCAGTTGAAGTTCCTGTCTATGCAAATGTAAGTGCGGCGGCAGTATCAGAAGCAACTGACTTATCAAACACAGCAATCAACCCAAGTTCAGTAACTATTACTGCATCAGAGGTTGGTGTTATGACTACTCTAACTGACTTAGCAAGAAACTCAGCACCAAGAAATGTTGCTGGAGATATTGGTAAATTGTTTGGAGAAGCACTAGCAAGAAAACAAGACGCAGATTTAACTGCATTGTTTGATGGCTTTTCAACTGCATTAGGAGATGGAACAGGTGCAATAGCATCTGCATCTATCTTTAACGCACTTTCAACTTTAAGAGAAAATGCTCTTAACATTGACGATTGTGCAGTTGTTCTACACCCTAAAATCGCTTATGACTTAAAAGCTGGTTTGACTAATACTTTTGCAAACGCAAATGCAAATGACTTATCAAACGAAGCATTAAGATCAGGTTTTGTTGGTAGATTAGCTGGTATGCCTGTCTTTGAAACTTCAAACATTGCTAATACTGGTAATGCTGGAGATTACAAAGGTGGTGCATTCCACAGAGATGCACTTGCAATCGCTATGATGCAAGATGTTAAAATTGAAACTCAAAGAGATGCGAGTTTAAGAGCAGATGAAATTGTTGCTACATCAGTTTATGGTGTTGGCGAAATTCATGACTCTTATGGTGTTGAATTACACTTCGATTCATCAATCCAATAATAGGATACTTTGTGAGGGTGGGAAACTGCCCTCGCAACTAACAAAGGAGATACAATGGTTAAATTAGTATTATCAAACGAAAAAATGATTACTCTTAAAAGAGGTAATAAAACAATCACTAGAACTGAATTAGATTATGAAACAAATAAAGTTATGTATGATTTTAGAGGTTTTAAAGAAGTACAAGATGATGTAAAAGAAAATATTAAAGAAGTTGATAGAACTTTTGAAAACGAAGCAAAAGTAATACCTTTAAAAAAGAAAAGAAAAACAAGGAAGAAAAAAGATGAATAAATGGATTTGGCTAAAGACTAAGAAAAAAATTAAATGGATATGGATTAAAGCTAAAAACAATCCAATGTATTCTATTCCTGTAATTTGTTTAATCGCTTATTTAGTTTGGAGTAATTAATGGCTAATTATACAGGTGCAAATGTTATTACAACATCAGATGTTCAAAAGTATCAACCTGACGCATTTGATTTTGGTATTTCTACAACTGCTACTGAAACAACTAATTTTTTAGCACAAACTACAAATGATATTTTAAGAGCATTAAGAGTAGAATGGTGGCCTGTATATAAAACAAATATATTTACAGATATTACAGTTTTAAATACTGCTGAAATGGTAAATACAAAAGTTAATTTAGATCAGTTTGAACGTGCTGGTGTTTATTTATTTCTTGGTAGATTTTATTTACCAGCATTAACTAAATTTAGACCAGAAACAGAAAAAGATAGATTTGAAAGAATGCAAGAATATTACATGAGCCAATACAATATCGAATGGAGAATGATATTAGAAGATGGTGTAGAATATGATGTAGATGCAGATGGAACTATTGTATCTAATGAGAGAGAACCTTTACATGGATTTAGAAGATTGACTAGATAATGGCTTTAGATTTAAAAATACAATCTAATAACAAACAAGTAGCAAGAAAATTTAAAAAATTTCAATCTGTATTATCACGAGTTATAGACAAAGGGCTTAACCAAGCTGGTTTTCAATTATTAGATATTATTAGAACTAAAACAAAAAAAGGAATTGATTTTAACGATATACCCTTTGCACCATATTCAGAGGGTTATTTAAAAAAATTAAATAAAGAGGGTAAATCAACAAATGTAGATTTATTTTATTCTGGTCGTATGCTAGGTAGTTTAACTCCATCATCTACTATAAAAAAAACAGCAAGAAATAAAGTATCTCTATCTTTTAACAATTCTCAAATGAGACAAAGAGCATTATTTAATCAAGTTTTAAATTCTCCACAAAGAAAATTTTTTGGCTTTAACAATAGAACAGAAAAGATTATAAGTAAGCAATTTAACAGATTTGTAGAAAAAGAATTAAGAAAGTTTAGAATATGAGTGTAAGAGAAAACATAGCATCTAATTTATTGACAGTTATATCTAATATATCTAGCCCAATAACTATAAGAAAAGCTACAAGACAACCTTTTTTATTAGATGAATTATCAGAGCAACAATATCCAGCAGTAATAGTTCAAACATCTGAAGAAAATAGAGATGATTCTGAGATGGGTAGTGGTGCTAAAACAAGACATGGTACTATTGATTTTGTAATATCTGGCTTTGTAAAAGGTTCTGATTCTAATATTGATACTAAGAGAAATGAATTAATTACAGCTATTGAAACTGCGATAGAAATTGATATTACTAGAAGTGGTAATGCACTTGATTCAGAAGTTGTTCAAGTAGAAACTGATGAGGGTTCTTTATTTCCTATTGGTGGCATTAGAATGACAATAAGATGTATGTATGAATATCAGGCAGGTACACCATAATGGCTAAAGCAGATCAATTAATAGATAAGTTAGAAAATAAACTTGATGACATTGAAAAAATGGTTGATGAAATTTCTTTAATGATTATGGACGCAAGAAAAAAAATAGACAATTACAAAGAAAACGA